GTGCCGCAGAATGTGTTGGACATCACATCAACATTAAATGTTATCTCTACTACAAATATTTATAGGAATGGCAGAAAAAATTATAAATCTTCAAACACTATATTGAGGTTAATCGTATCGACCGTGTTAAGTTCAATATACAACAGATTAATAATAGCTATGATAGAATTTGAACTATGTAATGGTTGAACATCCAATTCAAGCAATTCCACTCTTGGGTCTTGTTCTATAACAGCTCTTAATTCTTCTCTAACCGTATTAACGGTGGTGTGGTCTAAAGGTTCAAAAACAATATCCATCAGTGTAGTACCAAAATCTGGCATCATTACACGTTCACCTTTTCTAGTCCAGATGTGTGATAATATATCGCGTTTAACCAGTGCTAAATCTGTAACACTAAAAGAACCTGTTGTGTTGTAATTTTGTAGTGAAAATCCTTTATATAAAGTCATTTATCTTCTCCATTTTGTACTACGTGTTGGGAATATTTCGCCACGTTCAGCGCGACCAACACTAGAATCTTCATATCCGTATTCAAGATTGATTGGTAATATTCCACCAGCACCACCTAAACCTTCCAAGGTATTAGATAGGTATTGTGACTCATTATTAGCAGCTCCCGCTTTGGTTGCTATTCTACCCCACGGTTCATGTTCTGGAACCTTAGAAGGTATATAAGCGTATTCTGTGAAATCTGGTGTTAAGGTTGGGTCACGGTCAGTAACGACGTTAGGTAACGTTCCTGTCTTGTTTAAGTCAACTCTTGAACCGTTTATATAAGTTTCAATTGTGCTTTTTGAATAGATAAAAGTTCCGTTTGTGACAACATCACCAAGTGCCTGAACCAATATATTATTATCTGCTTGTAAATGATAGAATCCCTTGACATGAACCTTCATGTTAGTATCTGTCAATATATTAATAGTTTCGTCTGTTTTGATGTGCAGTTGTTTCTCTGAATGAATTTTTATTTCAGCTTCACTTTTCAAATGGATACCATCTTTAGCATACATTTTGATTTTTTTGTTAGATGTGAAGTTTATATCCTTTTCAGCGTGAACAGAAAAGTTGCCACTAATGAACATGTCAATGTTACCAACTTGGTCCATTTCAATCCAGTTTTCACCCTTTGCTGTTGAGATGTAAATTCGTTCATTAGTATCATCTAATATGATTTGATGACCGGAAGTTGTGCGACAACGTATTCTACAATTCTGTTGTGAATCATCCATAGCAAATGAATGAAACCCAGGTGTTGTAATGCTATAACCTTGTGAATCATTATTAGCATTTCCTTCAACTTGAATTTCCGGTTGCTGTCTGCTTAGTTTATAACCACGTTGTGTTTCACCACCACTAGTTTTGTCCGCTATATTATTGACAGTTCCCGCATTCTGTGTTCTTAAATTATCAACAGCAGCATTTTGTGAATCAGCACCTCTTGTTTTCCATTCTTTTGCCGTTGATTTTGTTATTTTCCCATTGTCGAAAGCTTCTTTCCCATTCGCGTATAACGGCTCAATTTGAGTTTCATTACTAGCTAGTGGTCCTTCTAAATTATCGTCCATGTAGCGACCGTGTGGTAACGTATGTGGTGTGTATTGGTCATACATACAACCCATCCACACTCTGTTAGTTGGGTTACCATCTAAACACATTACCATCACATTAGCACCAACTTTAGGTATTGCCCACATTCCATATGAAACATGCCCACCAGTTTGCGTGTCTTCATTACCACGAGCAGATGTTTTTGACGCTCCAGCAAACGGTGAACAATAAATGCACCAAGGAATATCGTCTAGTGATTCATCTAAATCATCTCCAAACAATGGACAAAAAACTTTCACCCTACCCATCTGTTGAGGGTCATTCGCATCTATAAGCGTACCGATAGTCATACCACCAAAGGTAGAATTCGTAAAATGTGTTTCACGTTCTAAATCTCTTGAGATTCGTTTTCTTATAGAAGAAATGTCTCTTATTTTTTTGCCTTTTCTTATCATTGTTATGCTCTAAGTGTATCTAATCTAGCTTTTGCTGTTTCACCATCAGAAACAACAGGTTTGGGTATATATGGTTTGACGGTAAAATGTTTTTTACCGTTTATAAGTGTAGTTTTGCTGCCATCTTTATTTGTTACAATGGTTTCAACTTGTTTAGTAGTAAATACTTCTTTTGATTTTGTTGATGTATTCGTGCCTTCTTCGATAGAATTAGGCATACTAATCATTTCTAATTCTTGCGTGAACAGTCCACCAGAAAATTCATTAGCAACAGAAAATACATAATACTTTCCTGTATACCAGAACGATTCCATATCAACTACTACACCATTTTCTTCAATTGGCATCCTAATATTTATTTCAATTAACGCTGGCACTTTTTCCCAATAAGGAAATACTGCACCTGCATCAACTTTTATGGATTCATCTTTACCAAATCCTTTAGGTATTTTGTTTATCGAATTCAACAATGCTGGGTTACCGTGAATCTTAACTTTTGATTGTATGTTTTCTAATGCAGCATGTCTGTCCAGTAATGATTGAAATTCCGCAGCTTTTTTCGGATTTTTCGTGTTCGTGGTTTCTGGGTTTTTTTCGGTTTTCCTATAAAATATTGGTAATTTTTTGGGTATTGTTTTAACCGAACCGTCTGAATTATCTGGTTCGTTAACTTTTGGTGGTTTCGCATCTGCTAATTGACTAACCACATCAGTAGGATTTACGTTTTGAGGGTGTAAATTATTACCACTTACCAACTGTTGAAAAAATACGAAGCCCATTTCCATTTTCATAGAATAGTCAATAATATCTATATTTTGTCCAGTATAAATGTAATCCAGCGACAAGGTGTTGGCATCAAGTTGTGCCTGTAATTCGGGGTCATTACTTTTTGATGCGTCAAAAAGGTTGCTAAACATCAATTTTTGACGTTCTACAAAATATTTAATAACATATTCTTCTTTAGTAGATGCCAATATCGTGCGTATTTTATAACCATATTTATCTTTTGTCTTTGTTTCCCCAGCAGCATCTTCTTTAATTTTGCCGCATTTGTTCATGATAGTTTTAATGGCGTTTTCTATAGTTATACCCTTACTGAAATCTAAAGATGCTCCAGAAGTAGAAGTCCCTCCAGAAGTGGTTTGTTGCTGAACGTCATCTACCTTATATCCTGTTTCTGCGTATTCGTCTGACAATTTAACTTCGTATCTAATAGGTAATGGCGACATTCCAGATGCTACTATGTCTGGAACCACTTTGACAAAATATTCATCATATCTATCATTAATTTTCTTAAATAAATTTTCTATAGAATATTGTAATCCTGTGCTCTTAGTAAGATTCATCTTAACAGTAGATGTAATATCATTGATTTGCGGCATTTTTGATACCCCATTGTTAATGTTTACAAACTTAATATCGTATATGGCACCTTGCACATTGAATTCTGCTTCTAAATCCACTACCGTGAATATTAATGGTGAAATATTGGTGAAATATTCTGGTTGATTAGCCTTTTTTTGGTGATGGTCGTTATAACCGACAAAGATAGTTTTAATCATCCAAACACATGAATTGTGGTCACGGTTTAATGCTTCATATGTTTGTTTTACGTCGTTTAAGAAGCGAACGCCTTTAGGTTCATTGATTACCATAGCACCTTCAGTGACCATAGCTGTATAGTTACCTGAGTTGTTATTACCCCGTTGTCCGGTTATCGATTCCCATTTCAATTCATCAATAGCGTAATGGGCATCAGTCATACCATTAATCATAACTACATATTGCCCCTGAGTAATAGGGTCGGTTTCTAATCTTTCGCTCGAATACAAACCATTAACTGAACGTTTAACCACATCGTTAAGTTGACTGGTTCCCGTTGAGTTGTCAGCGATACTGATAGAAGATGCTGTTGCAACGCTGTCACATATAACCAAAATGTGATGGTATGAATACGTGCGGTATTTTGATAATACGTTCTGTGGTGTGCTCATTATTCTAACTCGCCCCCAGTTTTCTTATTTGTTATGTCGAATAGCACTCTGCTCGGTGATGGTAACGTTAAAACTTTACCAACAACTAACTCTTCCTGAATGTCTACGATGTGGTTAGTTTGCAACACAATCCACGCGAATTCTGATTTGCCATATATTTCATAGGCAATTCTGTCTGGACGTTGGGCAAATCTTGGTAATATTTCAACTTCAATATCGTCGTCTGCTGGGTTTACGTTGTATCGGTCCCACCATTTAACTTTCCCTGCTCTGTTGTAATACGCTAAACCACCTTGCGTGTATCTTGATGTTTTTGCTAATAATACGTCACTGTTCATAATGAATCCTTAAAAGTGTGAAAGGTTGCCAGCCTTAAAATCTGCCAAACTAAATTTAGAATATTCTTGTGGTGAATGTGATTCGGTCAACTGAACATCTAAGTTCATGATAACTGGAAATGGTTCACCTGTTGCTAAAGGTATATATGTTATGTCAGATGGGTAGGTGTTGGTCAACTGAGTAATAATAATAGGTATCTTATACAAGTTACCTACACGGTCTAATACATCTGGACTTTGATTCAAAGTTGTCCCATCAGCATAAGCAGTTAAATGTAAAACATCTGGGGGTGAACCTAACAAGTTTCTAGATGCCTTAACATTGCTTGCTTCTCTTGATTGTGAAGCTGTTTCTTTGGCGGTGTAGGTTTCGGGGCTACCACTTTTCCCGAAGTAAGGCATTGTCCAACTTCTCATAAGCTGGAGGTGTCTAGAATTTTTTTCTGCTTCTTCCACTGTTCGGGATATAAATTTTGCCACCAAGGAGAAAGTTCTTGTTGATGAATTTCCGTATGCGTAAATGTTACCAGGCATATGAATTAAGTCTAAATTCTTATAATTCACATTTCGAGTTTCGTTTAATTCTGGTGTCACATTAAAAACCACCACGTCATTTGGGTTGGCAATTGATGCAATCTTAACCTTATAGCGGTCTTGAGGTAATTCAGCCATTTTTCCTTCCTTATAAATATTCTTGTATTTATCACAATTGGAACTTTACTAAATTATAATATTCTGATATTCTAATA